GTAGATATAATTTATCCACTCGTTAAAATCTTTAGGCGGGTTCTTTGGGTAAACTGTTTTCATTGATAAATATTTTTTTTACTTGTTTCATATTAAAGGTCTGTCCTGCTAAAAAGAAAGCCATTGCTATACTTTCTGAATCTGCGGAAGGTGGGAACATTACATCAATAGCAATTTTCCCATCGTTAGTTGCTGAATGAAATTGAGCAGAGAATAATCTGTTTTCTTGTAATAAAAATTCTGCTGCTTCTGCGGAGGTGTGGATTCTGATTTTCATTTTGGTTAGTTTTTAAAGTGAGTTAATATCTTGTAAAAGTCCTACAAGGTACATTACTAAAATTAGTACGATTGCGAGTTTTGCTTGTGGTTTCATTTGTTTAGTTTGAATGTGCGTTACCGAGCCGCACCCCTCGTTTTGTTATTTATTAGTTTCGAAATTCGTTGCAGTTATTAATTATATTATTTTTTTCTTCGTTCAATTTTAATTCATCGGTTTTTAGTAAATCTTTAATTTCTTTCTCTAGTTCTGTATTAAGTTTTTTTGTATCTAACAAATCGTTGTAAAACAATATTGATGACTCTAGGTTTTGAATACGCAACCTTGTTAAATAGTTTTTATGCTCAACTTCTTTAATTAGTTTCAGTTCTTTTATCATTTTATCCTTTTGGATTTGTGCTTTTAATATTTTAGCATCTGCTTTTGCTTGTTTTTTTTCTTCAGATAAAATCACTACTGAATGCGAAACAATACCATTTCCTTTACACAAAAAACATACACCATAAAGAATGTGTGTGTGTTCTGTTTTACCACTACCTCCGCATTTTGGACAATTAACTTCTTTCATTTTTTGGGTTTTGTTTGATTTGATAGAGCTAATTTATATACTATTTCTAAACCAAAAAACTTTTTTTGCATACTTTTTTTATATATTTAACAACTAATTAAATATCAATACTTTATAATATATAATTAATAGGTATTAAATAGCTATTTAATAGGTATACTATACCCTACCGGATAGGGTACAATATAAAGAAGAATAAGAGGTATAATATAAAGAATAAATTATATATAGTAGTTTTATATAGAAAGTGAATAGAGATCAAATTATACAAGAATTATATCTTTCTGAAGATATCAGAAATGCAATATCTAAAATGCAACCGTATGAACTTCAAGAAGATTTATTACAAGAAGTATTTTTAGTTTTGTGCGAGATTAACGAAGATAAGTTAATTGATATGAACAATAATGGATATTTAAAATATTTTACAGTTAGAACCATTTTAAATATGGCTAAAAGTAATAGAAGCGAATTTTATTTTAAATTTAGAAGAATATTCGAAGAGATACCTTTGTCATATCAAGCAGTTAAAGAAGATTATGATGAAACAATTTTTAGCAAATTAAATAAAGGAATGGAAGTTTTGCATTGGTACGAAGCGGAACTTTTAAAACTCTACTCACACAATAAAAACCTTTTAGCAATTTCAAGAGAAACAAAGATTCCTTACCGCTCTTTACTAAAAACAATTCGTAAGGCAAAGACACTTTTAAAATATAAAATCAGAAACAATGAACTTGATTGAAATTATTTTAGCAGCTAACTTTTTTTCATTTTACTTTATTACTCAAAATGGTTTTCCGTTTAAATGGAAATTAGATTTCAAACCTTTTAACTGCACCCTATGTTTAACCGCTTGGATTGCTCTTTTTCTTTTCTTGCTTCCGCAAGTTGTAACTGATGCGGTTGTTTGTATGTTCGGAGCAGGAGTAGTATCGCCATTCTTTAAAAACTTTTTAAATAATTTGTATGAACCAAAAAGACCTTGATTATTGTAAGCAATACATAATCAATTTTGAATCAGTTAAATTAGGATTTACTCGTAACATTCCGTTTGATGTACTTGGAGAATACGAAAGAATGTACCGGGATTATTTAGATGCACAATTTCATCTAACCTATTGGTGCGGAGAATGTGTATTCGATATGCTAAAAAGATTAATCGTACTCTATGAAAATGCACAACCGCAAAATAATATTGAAGTTGCACAACAGAAAGTGCAAACAGAGGTTATCCAAAACACAATCGAAGAAGTAAAGAAAAAAAGAGGCAGACCTAAAAAATGAGAATACTTGTTTTAACAACACAAGGAAGCGGAGTTGGCTATCACCGATTAATGCTACCGATTTACTATTTAGAGAAAACTTATGCTTTCTTTACAGATACTTTAACGGATGAAGTATTAGAAGAAAACTTCGATATTCTTTTGTTTAATCGTTTTATTGCAGGAACTAATCTGGAAACTCTTTTAGAGAAAAGGAAGAAGTATGGCTTTAAAATGATTTGCGATATTGATGATTATTGGATATTAGATAGGTCGCATATTTTAGAGAGTGTTTACCCAACACAAGAAATCATTAATCACATTAGAGAAGCAGATTTAGTTACTTGCACTAACGAAAAGCTATGGAATGAAATTAGACCTATAAACTCGAATGTTGCTATTTTACCAAACGCTCTTCCGTATGGTAATGACCAATTCACAGATGTAAGAGAATACACCGACAAAGTCAAGTTTGTTTATACAGGCTCAATAACTCACGAAGAAGATATAAAGTTAGTTCAGTTTCCTTTTAAGAAAGTCGCTTCCGATTCTTCTTTGAGAAGTAAGATTCATTTCCAACTTTGTGGCTTTGATGATTCTGGAGAGGGTTCGGCTGCAATTTGGCATCGGATGATATCAAACTTTACTTGTGGTTTAAAGTTAGGAGACACGAGAAGATTCCTTCCTGTTACCGAGTATATGAACTTTTACAATGATGCTGATTGTTCTATCGTTCCTTTAAGAGCAACGAAGTTTAATTCAATGAAATCTAATCTAAAACTTTTAGAGGCGGCTTCAAAGAAAATTCCTGTTATCGGTAGTAATGTTGAGCCTTATTTAAACTCGCCAATGATACAAGTTAATCAGCAAGGGGATTGGTATAGGGAGATTAAAAAAGTTACCGAAGATGCTATTTATAGACAGGAAAAGGGTTTGGAACTATTCGAATGGGCAGTTGCAAACTTTAGTTTATTTAAAGTAAACGAGAAAAGAAAACAATTATATCAATCAATGAATGGTAGTTGAGTTATGGCTAAATCAGGAACTATTGGAAAGATATCTTTCGGAAAGAGAAGAAAAGGAAAGGCTAATAAGGGAATTAATAAACATAATCGAAAGGAACGAAATTATCGTGGGCAAGGTAAATGATATTAAATTCTTAAAGGTTAGTAACTAATGTTTATTCATCCTACCGCAATAATATATCCCGGAGTAATAATAGAACCCGGTGCATACATTGGGGAATATTGTATTATTGGTTCGCCCCCAGAATGGAAAGGATATGAGCATATTGAAGGGTTAGTCCTAATAATGAGCGGAGCAAGATTAACAGGATTAGTTACTGTTGATTCTGGTACGGACAAAAGAACTGTAATCGGTAGGGATTGTTATTTGATGAAGCACTCGCATATAGGTCACGATGCAATACTTGCCGAGAATGTAACAATAAGTTGCGGAGCAAAAGTAGGCGGTCATACTATAATCGAAAGAAATTGTAACATAGGACTAAACGCAGTTATACATCAGAAGTTAAGAATACCCGAAGGGTGTATGATTGGTGCTTCGGCTTTTGTAGGAAAGAAATCTATTCTAAAACCTTTTCATAAATACGCAGGAGTACCTGTAAAAGAAATCGGTATCAATGCTCGTTAATATTATCTTTTTAGATTACGAAAGACACGACTTCACTCAACAAGTAAAGAACCATAATTTCTCAAATGCAGGGTATGACTTTTCTTTTACTCAAGTAGAAATGAAAGGAATATCCAGAGCCTTAAATTATGGAATCTCAAGAAGCAAAGCCTTTGATGCCATAGTAACAATGGCTAATGATATTTTGATGCCCGATAATTGGCTTTTAAGAATGGTAGAAGCGGCTTTAAATATTCCTAATACAGGAATGTGCGGAATACATTGCGTAGAAGGAATCAATCCCCTACAAACAATTAACGGAATACAAATACACCCACAAGATGCTTCATTCGGAAATGTCTTAATACCGATGGCAGCAATAGAAAAGATAGGATATTTTAATGAGGCTTATGATCCCTATGGAATGCAAGATTCCGACTATGCCTATCGTTTAAAAATGACAGGTCATTTAAACTACTACTTGCACGATTTAAGGTCTGAACATATAGGACACGATGTAGGACAAGACACCCCTTATAGAAAGATGAAAGATGAAGGATTAAGTAAGTGTGATTACTTATGGGCAAGAGAAACACAAAAATACCAAGACAGTAACGATTATACTATATTTTTAAGCGAATACCCTTAATGGGTTACCTTTTAAGAAATAGCACACTAATAGCACAATGGCAGCGAAAGACATTATAAAACATCAATTTAAGAAGGGAGAAGTAGCAAATCCAAATGGCAGACCTCGTAAATACATAAGCCAATTAAAAGAACAAGGCTATAAAATATCAGAGGTAAACGATGCTATACAGGCTTTATTATCAATGGATATCGAAGAACTCAAACAAGTATTAGAGAATCCTAAAGCGACTATTTTGGAATTGACTATCGCTACCGCTATGCTGCAATCTTTAAAGAAGGGATCTCTATATTCTATGGAAACCTTATTAACGAGGGTTTACGGAAAACCAAAAGAGATTCAAGAAGTTAGCCAAGATTCAAAGATCGAGGTTGTTTTTGTTAATGGGAAAACCATTTTATGAAAATTGAACTACCTAACCCTCATATTAACCAACAAAGGATTCTTGATTCAAACGCAAGGTTTCGTGTTGTTATGGCAGGGCGAAGGTTTGGCAAGTCGGAACTATCTCAAATAGAAATAATAGTCAATGCTTTACAAGGGAAACAGGTTTTCTATGTTACCCCTACTTATAATCTGGCTCGTGTCTTTTTTGACCAATTAGCCAAAGCAGTTCCCTTTGAATCTAATAAATCCGAACTATCGATTAAGTTCCCAAATGGGGGAGCGGTTTACTTCTTTACAGGGGAACGATTAGACAATCTCCGAGGAAGGAAGTTCCACTTCGGGGTTATAGATGAAGCCTCGTTTATTCCAGACCTTGAAAACGGATGGCTTAATTCAATCCGACCTACCTTAACCGACTACAAAGGAAGAGCCTTGTTTATTTCAACACCCAAAGGAAAGAACTTCTTTTATTCTTTATTCTTGAAATCTGGAGAACCCGATTGGGAATCTTTTAAGTTTACCACTTACGATAACCCATACATCGATAAAACGGAAATAGATGATGCAAGGCTTCAACTCCCCGAAGTTGTCTTTGAGCAAGAATATATGGCTAATCCTGCTGAAAACGCCTCTAATCCTTTCGGAAGTAGTTATATCAAGCAATGCACATTTGAGGTCAGCCACGAGGCTCCTATTG